GAAATGGTCGATTAAGCCTGGGACGCTGTGTACGGGCATTGCCCTGGCGACTTTGGCGTGGAAGAACGTGTCTAGGATGAAGTGAGGTTCGCTTGTGACTGCGATTACCTGGTCGAAGTTGCCTGGGTCCTCGATGAACGTTGAATCGAGGGTTGGTAGTGATGGGAAGTGTTCTGCTAGATGCCATGACTCGAGGGACGTCGCATGGTCTTCCCTGAATTGTAGTGATACTCGTGAGGGGCAGTAGCGCATTTCGGCCCACCGTTCTTGATAACCGAATACTTCGGTATTTTCTGAGGGTGTTCCTACGGCTGGGTCCTGTACATATATTTCTTGATTTAGGACGCTCTGCTCTCCTAGGTTTTGGAATACGGGGTGATAGAAGTCGTAGCGTGTTGACCGGCTCCACTCTCTACCGAGGCCCTGTTGATATGTTAGGTCGGCGCGAGCGCAGACCAGGCCGATGAGTGTTCCGTGTTCGACGAAGCTTTTGTTAAACCCGATTCCTGTTGCTCCGACTGTTCCATATGCGGCGAGTGTACCTTGTGCCGCTGTCGGGAGGTTTTGTTCTGAGGTTTGTGGTACTACGTTGATGATTAGGGGTGCTGTTCCGCCCCCTAGGTATTCCGGCCGCTGAAGACGGGCGTCGGGGTGATTTGTTATGCCCCAATGGGCTTTAAGGTGCTCCACATAGCGGGAGCCACCTCGAGCGTCCCGCTCGAATAGTTTTTGGATTTGGAACGCTTGCCGGAGTGAGTTTATTGTTGCTGCTGTTGCGGACGATAGGTCTACTTCTAGACCTGTTCCGCCTACGCCCCAGTTTAAGTCCTGGACCGGGATGTTATCTGCGGCGCCACTTCCGGCGCCAACGTTCCAGTTTAGTGGCGTTTGTGTTCCTTCTGCGTCCTGTCCTACTGCCGGTACCTCGAGGTACACCGGCCGGACAAGACTTTCGTTGTCTGTGATTTCGAATTCGGGCTTTGAATTTGCGTCGATTCGTGTGACTACTGCTGAATCCCCAATTGGGATTTCTACTCCCGGCCCTTTTGACGGCCAGGGGAGGCAGCTAGTGAAGTAGTCGTGTCTTTTACCTCGTTTTCTTAGTCCTGAAGTTGGGAGTCCACCGTATTCGTCCCATTGGTCGGGACCGTTACCGGTGGGGATTACGATTGAGTCCTGTAGATTTTCGTCGCGGAACCAATCGTTCCATATTTTTTGGTAGCTCCTTGAGGGTAGGGCGCTGACTGAGAGTCCGCCGGCTGTCGGCGGGACGCCCATGTAGTCGTGACACATTCCGTGCCCGACATTGGAGCTGTGTCCGATCGTTTGTGGTACCAGGAAGTCTGTTGAATCTCCTGGGTCTGTCTGTTCTCCCATGAATTTTTGGAAGTTATCCCATACCAATCGGTATGGGATGAAGAAGAAGAAGAAGTCTAGATTTGCGTTGTCCATGACGGGGAATATAGGGGTGGCGAGGCGCCCAAAGGCGCTTAGATTGAGGTTCCAGGTATCTCCTGGCAGGATTTCCTGCACCAGGATTGGAACGAGCCACCCTCCGTCGATTGTGGTTTTGTGGGCATGTGAGCGGTTGAATTGACTACGAGGTATGTTTGCTGCTGGTACTTTTGAGAACGCATGTTCTGTTTGTCGCCTGCGGCTTTGTCTGTTTTTCACGGGGAAGTCTCCTTCGTGAAGTTATTGTTTTTGTGTTTAGTGACCGGTCTTTTGGTCGGTTATGCTGTTCAGTCGTTTTTGGCTATCGCCTTTTACTGCTTTTTGATTTACGGAAAAAAGAGCGCGTGCGCTCTTGTTCTTTTTTCCTTTTTTTTGCGCGATTCTGATTTGAGCCTCTCGTTTATCTATCACCTGGGGATTACGCACGTTTGTCGCGCGCTGACCGGTGATGAATGAGTGATAGTCGGCCCAATTTATGCGCGCTGGTGTAAGGATGGTGAAGCTATTTTGGTGCATTTTTTGATGTCGACCTTCGGTCTCCGCAGAGGTACTGAACTGCATCCTTCCTCCCTTCCGGGTCACTTGGCACTAATATAACAAGTAGTTAATAGTGCCGCGGTACCCCCCGGTGGGGACCCCCCGCTCTACTGAGGGGGTCCCCTTGGCGGGTTACGGTTTAGGGTCTACCGTAGGGTTTGGTGGTTCCGGCGCCGGTGGTTCCGGCGGCGGTTTTGGGATGATACCGAGGTCTATCGCCTCGGGTTTGTTGTCCGGGTCTGCGCAGAAGTCTAAGAGCTCGCCCGGATTGTTGTTGAATCTTGCTCTGATTTTGGCGGGAAGGCCGTTAAAGGCTTCGTCCGCCTCTTTGATTTGCTCCATTCCAGCCTGATAGTCGCCGACGTTACTTACGTCAGCGAACACGGCTGTTCTTTGGCTTATGGCCTTTGGCGATATCTCGCCTGTTTTTAGGTATTTGGCCATTATGCGGTTGATGTCGCATTCTTTCTTGAAGGATTGTTTCGTCCGCCCCTGGGCGGCGAATAGTTTTTTCTTGTCTGGTTGAGGGATGAAGCTCATTTTACCTCCCGGAGGGGTGCGATTTCTACGTAATCTGTTCCGGCCCCGATGAATACGGGGACCTCGTTGTTATTGAATTTTCCCTCCTGGGTTTCGTAGTATCCGATGTGGTAGAGCTTGAAGTCCGCCGGGTATTTCCCGACGGTTGTTGATTTATCGTTGGCTAGTTCTGACATTTGTCGGCTTGCCAGGCCGATTGCTGATGTGAAGAAGGGTGGTCCGAAGACCTCGGCTTTTTCGTCATAAACGCAAAAGGCGAGTTGTTTCACTAGACACCTTTCCTTTCTTGGGCTTTCGCCCGTAATATGCGCTCCCGCGCGGTTTGTCTGGCTCCACTACGCATCTCGTCGGTAAGTCTAGCATTGCGAGTTGTTCTGATTCTCGCAAAGCTTTCCGGATTTTTTCTCTCGTAGAGTTTGTCATAGTATCTCGGGGGTTTGTAGGCTGGGCCATGATAGGTCGCTACCTCGTCTCGAGGATATACGTCCTTTTCGTATTTGTCTAGCCATGTTTTTCCTATGGCTGGGTTTCTGCTCATCCGCATGTATTCTTTTACTGCTCCTGCAGGTGTTGTGTTTTCTTTTATTTGATATCTAGCGACGTAGCCGGCGCTTTCGAATGTGACGCTGCCTATTTCTGAGTTTCCGAATTCCCAGAGTTTTTCGAGTTTTTCAGAACGGTAAATAGGGTATTCACCACTCGTCCGCCAATAAGTCCTATCAGGAAAGCTACAATTAAAGCACAGGGAATGGAAGTGAGGTCGGGATTTAAGTTCTCCATATTCTCCTACCATTAGGTATTTGATTTTCCCTGGCTGGCGCTTTCTGAGTTTTTTCATGAAGAGTGTAAAGTCTTTCGGGCGGAGCGTGGGTGTTCCGTTCTTTGTCCTGGGGATGTGTTCGTCTGAGTAGCTCAGTGTTATGAATGAGTTTTCCTCGTGCATTTGGGCTTCGTGTGAGCACCGTAAGGCCCATTCGCGGGATTTGTCCAGTTGACAGCCGTAGCATTGTCCGCATCGAATATTGATTGGAAGGTCGATGCAGGCCTGGTGTATATCGAAGGTGACGGCCCTCTTTCCGAGGGCCGTCTTTTCTTTGCTTTTCCACCCCACGAGAGGTGCATTGCATCCCATTATAGACGCAGTCCGCCTCTCATGGGAGTTCCCAGGCTATTTTTCTTGTGAATGCGGCTCACGCCGCGCTTGAAGTTACGTCTGGATTTTCCGCGAGACATCTTTCGTTTATACATTAGTCTCTCCTTCGGTTTTTACCTCGGTTTTGAGGTGTGTAATTAAGTCTGAAGGGGTTGGCAGGTGCTTTGTTCCAGTTTGATTTGAAAGGAGCTTTATATTTGCCAGGGCCTTTTCCGAACATTTTTCGGCTTGGGGCCGGCCTGGCGTTTGTCGTACCCAGCTGGTCTGTTACTCCTTTCATTTTTGAGTATGCCTCTTTTATTCCTTTTGGCATTTCCGGGAGTTGTCCTGTTTCTAGCATTTGCTCGAGCCATTTCCATGGCGTCCGCATGACTCCCTGGCGTACGTTTTCCACCTCTTGGTGTTGACCTTGTGCGTTAGTTAGCCGCGCTTGCGCTTCGCCTACGGCTATTTGCTGTTTCTGTAATTTCTGTAAGTTGTGCAGGCCTGAAGCCTGTACAAGGTCTTTTCCTGGGCTTATTAGGGCTGGGTCCGGGGTTGATGCTCCCCGGCCGCCCATGCCGCTTAGGATTGGATTGAGCCCTGCTGCTCTGAGGTCTCTGACCTCCCTTTGGTGTGCAGTGTTGCTCATTCCTGCGGCGAATTTTTGCCGCTTTTTGTTTGTTGACCAGGCTGAGTATGCCGCAATTGCAGCGGCTACTATTTGCGCCCATTCGGCGCTAGGTCTCTTTGTTGATTTTGCTGATGATGTCCCGCTCGTCGGTACTCCGAACATCGCTCGGCTTGGGCTTGACATTGAATATGTATCTCCAGATTTTTCGCCAGAGTTTACGCCATCTTCCGGCCATTATCTTTTGAACATTGAGGTGAGCATTTTTCACCCGGCCTATGATGCGTTATGGGGCACAAGGCCCCGTTGTATATTTGACGCCTAGTACAGGCGTCGTGATGTTTTGCGTATTTCTGCAGAAACGGTAAAAGTTTCCTGCATAGTTCGGCATCGCCTTTCATT